CACCTCACGCACCGGCACCACACGCTGGCTCCACAACGCAGCAGCAGCCAAACGCTCAGCACGAGCCGCAGGACTAGAGCACTGTCCCATCTGCCACGTCCGCCTCACCTGGGACGCTAGCCTACTGCCTAGTAGCCCTGAGGCCGACCACATCGTGCCTCACAGTCGAGGCGGAAACGACACATTAGACAATATTCAAATCATCTGCCGAAAATGCAACCAGAAAAAAGGAGACGGCAGAAAAGTCAAGCCGCCGAAACGCAAACGCCACACAGCGGCCCGAATCCAACAGACAACCGACCACGAAACATGGTAGAGTAGCCGCCAGAAACACCGGGACAGGGGGGATATACCCTCCCGTCCCCCGTTCTCGTCCCCCCGTGGGTATAGCGGCATCTCTCCCCACCATTTTTTCCCAAGGGGGTGCTATGAGTGCCGCGAGGAAACTCCGCGCCGTGAAGGACGGCGAGATGGCCTCCACGACCCTCACGAGCGTCCTGGATGCGACGGAGCACGGGAGCCGTAGGGACGTGATGGTGATGCTGCGCCGTCGTCTCGCAGCGTCGATTGACGACCCAAGCGCCCCGGCCCGCGACATGGCTGCCCTGACGCGCCGCATCCTGGAAGTAGACAAGACGATCCGGGAGATCGACCTGGCTCGCGAGGAGCGCGAGCGGCAGACGGCGACGGAGGCGACGGAGGATGAGGATGGGCTCGGCGACATCTGAGCCCCGCCTGTCCGACATCGCGAAGCACCTGATCCTGCCTGAGGGCATCACGTCCACGGGCTGGCCGCGCGTGCGCGACCGGTGCAAGCTCTTCTCGCTCGGCTTCGACCGCTGGCAGGACGGGCTGGGGCGCGGGATTCTAGCGAAGCGGGATAGTGGCCTCTATGCGGCCGGCATTGATGGCGTGCAGGTCTCGATGCCGCGCCAGGTGGGCAAGACCTACACCTTCGGGGCGATCATCTTTGCCTTATGCACCCTACAGGAGGGCCTGTTTGTCCTCTGGACGGCGCACCGCACGAGGACGGCGGATGAGACGTTCGCGGCGATGCAGGGCCTCGCTCTGAAACCTGAGATCGCTCCGTACATCGATGGTAGGCCGAGGCAGGCGAACGGCCAGCAGCAGATCAAGTTCACGAACGGCTCCCGCATCCTGTTTGGCGCTAGAGAGGGTGGCTTCGGCCGCGGTTTCGCTGGCGTCGACATCATCGTCTTTGACGAGGCGCAGATTCTCGGTCAGCGGGCACTTGATGACATGGTGCCTGCCGTGAACACAGCCCCGAACCCGCTCATCTTGCGGTTGGGGACGCCACCGCGCCCGACGGACCCGAGTGAGGCGTTCAGCGGCTTCCGCAAGGCTGCGCTCGCGGGTGAACTGTCCGATGGCCTGTATGTCGAAGTCGGCGCGGATGATGACGCGGACCCTGACGACCGCCGTCAGTGGCGGAAGGCGAACCCGAGTTTCCCGCACAGGACGCCGGAGTCGGCGATCCTGCGGATGAAGCGCCAACTGGGGCCAGAAAGTTTCCGGCGTGAGGGCCTGGGTATCTGGGACCCGGAGGTCGCGTCTCAGGCGATTGGCCGTGAGGCGTGGAACGCGCTGACGGTGGATGAGCCACCGTCTGGGCTGCGCTGGTGCGCGGCCGTCCGCTTCTCGGTGGACGGCTCCACGGTCGCCCTGGCCCGCGCCGGCCGCAAGCCCGAGCGCAAGTCCGAGGCCGTCTACGGCCAACTGTGCACCTCCCAGGGGGTGCGCAACATGGGTGAGGGCGTCCACTGGATCATCGACTACCTGCTAGAGCACCGGGACCGGTGGGCGCAGATCGTCGTCGACGGCAAGAGTGGTGCCGGCGACCTAGTCGACCGCCTCCGCGCCGCCGGGTTCAGTCCGAAGACCATTTGGACGCCGACGACGGACCAGGTCATCTCCGCTCACGCGATGATGGACGCCGCGATCCGGGACCGCACCCTGTCGCACCCGGACGACGCCGAGCTAGAGGCTGAGGCCGCCGTCATCTCCCGCCGGAAGATCGGCGCATCCGGTGGGTTCGGCTGGACAGCCCCGGAGGGGATGACGTCGGCCGGCATGGACGCACTGACACTGGCCCACTGGGCCACGAAGACAACGAAGCGCAGGCCGCGCGAACTGGCCGGCGCCCGCGTAGGGGTGGTGATGTGATGGATTTCCGGGCCTACTACTCCCCGGTGCCGACCGACGTCGTTGGCCTGGCCGAGGATGACGCCGCCCTCATGGCCCGCCTGGTCAAGCAGTGGCAGGCCAAGCGCTCGCGGAACGCGCTGCGCCGCCAGTACCGGGACATGCAGGTGAACGTCACCTTCCTGGGCGCCTCCGTGCCCCCCTACATGCGGGACCAACTCGACATCGTCTGTGGCTGGCCGGATAAGGCGGTCACGTCACTGGCGTCTCGCTGCATGTGGGACGGGGTCACGTCGCCGTCGGGCGAGGAGGACCCCCTAGGGGCCATGTCGCTGCTGCACGAGAACCGCTTCGACCTGCTCGTGCCCGAGCTTGTGGACGCGACCCTGACCTACTGCTGTAGCTTCGTCGTCGCCCTGCCGGGTGACCCTGCTGCGGGTGACCCCGACGTGGTTGTGACGGGCGCTGACGCCCTGTGGGCCACGGGCCTGTGGGACGTGCGCCGTCGCGGCCTGGAGGCCGGCCTGCTGGTCGACAGCGCGGATGACAACGGCAGGCCGACGTCGATGCTCCTCCTCACCGGCGAGCATGTGACTCGCCTGGCCCTGGGGGACCGGGGGTGGGTGGCGGTCGCCCGCATGGATCACTCCCTGGGGCGTGTCCCGATGGAGCCGCTTCCGTACCGGCCCGCGCTCGGCAGGCCGTTTGGGCGGTCGCGTATCAGCCGTGAGGTCATGTCCATCACGGACCGCGTCGTCCGCGCGGGCTTCCGCACCGAGGTCAGTAGCGACCTGTATGCGGCCCCGGCGCTGCTGCTGCTGGGCGCTGACGAGACGATGTTCCAGAACGCCCAGGGCGAGAAGGTTCCGCTCTGGTCCTGGTACATGGGGCGCCTCAAGTCGTTGCCGAAGGACGAGGACGGGGACAAGCCCGACCTGCAGGTGATCCCGCAGCAGAGCATGGAGCCTTTCCTGGCGATGAAGCGCGCGTTGGCCGCGGAGTTCGCTTCGGCGACGTCGCTGCCGATATCCGCGCTTGGGATCGTTCAGGACAACCCGTCCTCGGCTGAGGCGATCTACGCGGCCAAGGAGGATTTGGTTGTCGAGGCTCAGCACACCACGCGGTCGATCGGCTACGGCCTGAACCGGATCGTGCAGGATGCGATCTGCCTGCGTGACGGTATCCCGGTGACGGAGATGGACGACGAGGTGCGCAACCTCGCGACCCGCTGGCGTAACCCGGCGATGCCGTCCGTCGTCAGCCAGTCCGATGCGGTGGTCAAGCAGATCAGCGCGATTCCGGAGCTTGCTCAGACTGACGTGGCCCTGGAGGAACTGGGCTATTCGGCTGAGCAGATCGTCAGGATTCGGTCGCAGATCAGGCGGGCTCAGGCTGGTGGGGTGCTGGATCGTCTGCTGGCGTCCACACCCGCGCCGGCTGAGCCTGAGCCTACGCAGCCCCCTGGGGTGACCAGCGGTGACGACGAGGGCTGACCTGGAGCGACTGTCCCGCGGCCTGGATGAGGCTGCGAGGCGCGCCGTCGGCGACCTTGAGCGGTTCATGGGGCGCCTGGACCTGTCTCAGCCTGAGATGGCGCGCGACGCGCTTGCTGAGGTGATGCGGGGGCTCTCCGTCCGCTATGGGGACCTGGCTGCCACTGAGGCGGCCGAGTGGTTCGAGGCGGTGCGCGAGGGTGCTGTGGGTGGCCCGTTCTCTGCGGTCCTGGCCGATGGGGCTGGGGAGGTGCAGGTGGAGAGGGCGACCCGGTGGGCCGCTGGCCCCCTGTTTGACGGCAATGTCGAGGAGACGCGGGCACGGCTGGCTCGGACGCTGACGCGGATGATCCTGACTCAGGGGAAGGACACGGTGCGCCGGAACGTCGGGGCTGACCCGCTACGTCCGCGCTTCGCTCGAGTCCCCCCTGCTGGGGGCTGCTGCGCTTGGTGCCTCATGCTCGCGGGCAGAGGATTCGTCTACTCCAGCCTGAAGGCCGCAGGATTCGACGATCACAAGTACCACGACGACTGCCGGTGCATGGTCGCCCCCCTGTGGGAGGGGCAGTCTGAGCGAATCGACGGCTACCACCCGAAGCGCTACGAGGCCCTGTACAAGGAGGCCCGTGCCAAGGTCAAGGCCGACGGTGACCCGCTAGACGCCAGCACGATCGCGGCGAAGATGCGCCGCCTGTCACCTGAGTCTTTCACTGACGGGCTCAAGCCCGCCGAGTGACCCAACCATACCTATGAGCCCCTGCCGCGATGGTGGGGGCTTTGTCGTGCCGCGATGGCACCAATCACCGAGGGAGAACCAATGGACAAGACCACCAAGGCCGCTGAGGCCACGGAGCCGACCGAGCCCACCGAGACCACGGTGGAGGCGCCCGCGACGGGCGACGCCACCGACACACTCGGAGACGCCGGCAAGAAGGCGCTGGCTGCCGAGCGCGCCGCCCGCAAGGAGGCCGAGAAGCGCGCCGCCGACCTCGCCGCCCAGATCAAGGCCGCAGAGGACGCCGGCAAGACCGAAGCCCAGAAGCAGGCCGAGGCCCTGGCCTCAATGCAGGCTGACCTGGCAGCGATGCGGGCCGAGAAGGAGCGCGCCGAGGTCGCCGCCAAGACCGGCGTCCCCGTCGACATCCTCGCCGGCCCCGGCGGCGACCCCGCCGCGTGGGCCGAGCAGGTCAAGACGTGGGCGGCTGAGCAGGCCAAGCCCGCCGAGGCCCCCGCCCAGCCGGTCGCGCGCCACCACGGCAACCCGCCCGGAGCGGGAGCCGCCTCCCTCGATGAGCAGATCGCCGCAGCCGAAGCGGCCGGGGATCGGACACTCACGGCCTCTCTGAAGGCCCTGAAGCTCGGCTCCCACTGATGAGCCATCACGAACGAAAGGAGCCATGATGCCCGGAATCACCGGCATGGCAACCACCTACAACTGCCCGAACTACGTCGGTGAACTGTTCGCCGCGTCTCCTGAGGACACGCCGCTGCTGTCCTCGATTGGTGGCCTGACCGGCGGCAAGTCGATCGGCGGGACCGAGTGGTCCTGGTCCGGTTATGACCTGCGCGACGCCGAGGACGGGCGCCAGCGCACTGAGGGCGCGAAGGCCCCCGGTTTCGAGGAGCGCAAGCGCTTCGCCGCATCCAACGTCACCGAGATCCACCAGGAGGCCGTGTCCGTCTCCTACACCGCCCAGGGTGCGACCAAGCAGGTGACCCCGGCAACCGGGTCGACGACTGTCACCATCGGCAGCACCGTCCTCCCTGCCGACGAACTGGCCTGGCAGATCGGCACCCAGCTGAAGCAGATCGGCCGCGACGTTGAGAAGACCTTCATCACCGGCAAGTACGCCAAGCCGACGGACAACCAGACGCCCCGCAAGACTCGCGGCCTTATCGAGGCGATCACCACGAACGTGGCGACCACCACCCACAAGGCTAGCGAACTCACTGAGGCCGACGTCGTTGACCTCATCGAGAAGGTCTGGAACAGCGGTGGCCTCCAGGAGGGTGAGACCCGCACCCTCATCGTGAACTCCACGCTGAAGCGCGCCCTGACTCGCATCTTCATCAAGGAGGCGAAGTACCAGGAGGCGTCCCGCAACGTCGGCGGAGTCAACCTGAAGACCATCGAGACGGATTTCGGGGCCCTGAACATCATGCTCAACCGGTACGTGCCGGCTACGAAGCTGATCGTGGCGTCCCTGGAGCAGTTGTCTCCTGTCTTCATGGAGATTCCCGACAAGGGGCATTTCTTCGCGGAGCCGCTGGCGAAGACCGGCGCGTCGGATGACGTGCAGCTCTACGGGGAGATCGGCCTGGAGTACGGCAACGAGAAGGCTCACGGCTGCCTGACGGTGGCTGCTGGCTGACGCGGCATGGGGGCGCCCCGTAGTGCATGGGGCGCCCCCGCCTGGCCCTGAGAGAGAGGGAATCATGAGGATCACTTGCCATAGGCACCCGTCGCTGCTCATCACTACCCCGCGCGTTGAGTTCGTGGATGGGGTGGCCGACGTCGACGAGGCGACACTCGCGGCTCTGACCCCGCTGCTGGAGGAGTGGGGTATCGACGCCGCCGATATTGGTGGCGAGCACGCCGAGACCAGCCCCGAGACCACCACGGAGCCCACCCCGTCTGAGGAGGAGACCCCGAAGCGGGGCAAGAATGGCTGACGCATTCGCGACCGTCGAGGACCTGGAAGCGCGTTGGCGTGGCCTGTCTGAGCAGGAGCATAGGCGGGCCGCGATCCTCCTGGAGGACGCGACGGACCTCATCAAGTCCTCTGCGCCGCGCTGGCAGCACGCCACTGCGGGGACGCTGAAACGCATCGCCTGCGCGGTCGTGAAGCGGGCACTCCAGGCTGAGCAGGGGTCGGCCGACGGGCTCCCCGAGCCGCGGGGCCTCCTGTCGTCGGAGATGCACACGACGGGGCCGTTCACCGACCAGTACGCCTACTCGAACCCCGAGGGGGACCTTTTCCTGCGGGCGGCTGAACTGAAGCAACTGGGCGGCCGACGGTCGGCGGCCTTCGAGGTGGATCTGCTGGCTTCGGCGGTGGCCCCGTGATCGCCGCCGGGCTGGTCGCCGTGACGAGACTCAGGGCGGGCGACGGTGGGCGCGACCAGTACGGTGAGGCTGTCCCCGGACCGGTCGTGGAGACGCCCCTGCCGCCCGCCCTGCTCAACCCTGTCGGCACGAGCGAGCCGGTCACTGCGGGCTCTCTCCCGGTCGTCAGTCAGCCCACCCTGTACTGGCGCGGCAAGCACCCGGATATCCGCTCCAGCGACCTCCTGCGCATCGCAGGCGTGACGTACAGGGTCGAGGGAGCCCCGGCGCGCTGGCCCAAGGGCTCCGTGGTCACGCTCCACGCCGCAACCGACCCACGACAGACGGGGGGTACCTGATGGGCGTCGTGCAATTCAAGCTCGACCGCAAGGGCATCCAGGCGCTCGTGTCCTCCGATGAAGCCCAGGGCGTCGTCAATGAGGTCGCCGAGGAGTTGCGCGCCCGCGCCGGGGATGGCTTCAAGGTGCACTCCTCCAACAAGGGGAAGCGCGCAAGGGCCTACATCCACGCCTCAACGAAGGCGGCGGGCCTGGAGCAGATCAAGCACCACACCTTGGAGAGGGTGCTGGGCGGCATCGGGGGAGGTGATGGCTGATGGCAGGCGCATCCCGGGACACGAAGGCCTTGGTCATGGCGGCCCTGAAGGCGGCCCTGCCGGGCGTGCAGGTGGCCTCCAGCGTCCCCTACGCGAACGGTGACCCACCAGACCTGCTGGTCCTGGTGATCGCTACGGGCGGGCAGGGCCAGCACCACCGGGTGCTCTCCACCGGTCAGGTCACCATCGATTCCTTCGCGCCAACCACGGGCCAGGCAATGAGCCTGGCCCTTCGTGTTGATGCAGCGATCAACGCCCTCGTGGCCGGTCACGACTACCCGGTCACGAAGGTCACGGGGAACGCCCCAGCAGAGTCGCCCGACCCGACTATCACGGCCGCCCGCGCGACGGCCACCTACCAGATCACCACACGGAACCTCTAGGAGGAACAATGGCAGTGAATGCCGACAACGTCCTGGGCTTTGGGTCGGATGACGACAGCCTTTTCCTGGGCCCCTACGACCCCACCCTCGCCACCAAGATTCAGGGCCTCACGACCCAGATTCCCGCAGCACTGAAGGACTGCGGCTGGCTCAGCGACGATGGAATCAAGCTGACGATGGACGACTCGGTCACCAAGATCAAAGGACACCAAGGCCATGGTGTCGTCCGCACGTTCATGGACTCATCAGAGACTGGCCTAGAGGCAGTCCTCCTGGAGTCACAGCTGGACATCGTGACCCGCTTCCTGAACGCGGCGGCCGAGAAGATTCAGGAGCAGATCGGTGCCGGCCCGCAGAAGACTGACGTCGCGAAGATCACGGCGAAGGCGCAGCGCACGGTGACCGTCCTGTCTGGCGTGCTCGACGTCTTCGACACGGCCTCCACCGGGGACAACCGCGCCCGCATGCGGCTTGTCTTCCCCCGCCTCGAGCTGGGTGAGCGCGGCGAGGTGCCTTTCAAGGTTGGCGAACTAACGGCCTGGTCTCACAAGCTTAGCGTCCTTGGCGACTACATCATCTACAGCAACGCGAAGTCGCTGATCCCGGCCTGACGGCCGCTATAGCCCCCTGCCCCGGCGCGGATGGTCGGTCCCTGCGCCGGGGTGGGGTCACCACACACCTGGGGCCGACAACCACCTGAAAGGGACCGACAGATGACTAGCAAGAAGACCAGCGAGACCGGGAAGCGCGCCCGCAAGATCGGGGCCGCGACCCCGAAAGACTTCCAGGAGGCTGAGGCCAAGGGGGGCAGCGTCGTGGAGGTGACCGTCGACGGCCTGACCATTGAGGTTGACCCGACGGCTTTCCAGTCCGACTGGGAGGTGATCGAGGCGCTGGCTGCCATGGAGGACGGTAGTGCCTCGCCGGCCGCGATGATGCGCGTGACCCGCGCTGTCCTGGGTGACGCCTACGACGACGTGAAGAACCACGTCCGCAAGGACGGGAAGGTCAGCGCGGACGCCATGGGCGAGTTCCTCCAGGCGGTTTTCGAGGTCCTGAACGCGGGAAACTGATCGCCCTCCCCGGTCTCCTGCGGGAGTATGGGGAGGAGATCGAGGCCGACCTGCTGCGCGTCTATGGGGTGGACCTCCTAGACCTCTACAGGGGCAGACTGACACCCAGACGGCTGCTGGTCCTCATCCGCGGTCTACCCCCGGGGAGCGCCCTGGGGCGGGCCATAGGTGGGGACGTCGCCCTCTCGGACGAGGTGACCGCCACGCGCATGGCCGCCTGGCAGATCTGCTGCTACATCGCCTCCGCCGTCGGAGCCAAGCAGTCCGACCTGCCGAAGCCTCCGCAGCCGCCCGAACTGGGGTGGCAGGCGAAGGCTCGGGAGGCGCAGGAGCGGCAGGACGCCAAGGGGCTCCGATGGCTCGCCAGGCACCCAGAACTGGCCGCCCAGGCCAGCGCATAACCAACACAGGGGAGGCCCCACAGCACGCCGCTGTGGGGCCTCCCAGCATATAGAGGGGGCCTGAATGGCTGGCAGCAAGCCCACGGGACACACCATCGGCACAGCCTGGATCCAGGTGGCCCTCTCCACCAAGGCGATCTCCCAGCAGCTCAAGGAGGCCCTGGGGGACGTCGACACTCGGCCGGCTGAGCGCAGCATCGTCTCCGGCCTGGGTGGGGCTTTCCAGAAGGTCGGGAAGATCGCGGCCGGCGCGCTCGCCGTCACCGGCGCTATTGGCCTGGCAGCCAGTTTCTCGGATATCGCGAAGCAGGCCATTGATGCCTCCGACGCGACCAACAAATTCAAGAATACGCTCGGGTTCGCCGGGAAATCCGCGGCCGACATTGATCGGCTCACGAAGTCCACGAAGGACTACGCGGACAAGACCGTCTACGGCCTATCGGATATCCAGTCGATCACCGCCCAACTCGCGTCGAACAACGTCGCCGGATATGACAAACTCGCTGAGGCTGCCGGCAACCTGAACGCCGTCGCCGGCGGAAACGCCGAGACATTCAAAAGCGTCGGCATGGTGCTCACCCAGACCGCCGGTCAGGGGAAACTCACCACTGAGAACTTCAATCAGCTCGCCGACGCCGTCCCCGGCGCGTCCGGTAAACTCCAGCAGGCCCTCCTAGAGGCGGGCGCCTACACGGGCAATTTCCGTGAGGCGATGGAGAAGGGACAGATCACCGCCGAAGAATTCAATGCCGCGGTGATGGACCTCGGCATGACCGACGTCGCCAAGGAGGCGGCGACGTCGACGGCAACAATTGAGGGCGCCTGGGGAAACCTCGAGGCCGCCCTGGTGTCTGGTGCGATGGGTATCGTCGACCAGATCAAGCCAGCCTTGACCGACTTCATGGGGAATGTCGCCACGGGGGCTGAGAATGCCTTCGGGTGGATTCAGAACACCCTGATTCCTGGCATCCAGGGCGTGTGGGATATTCTGGCGAAGGGGCAGTTCGACGGCTCCAGCAAGGTATTCGGCCTCGAAGAGGACTCCGGGATCATTGACTTCCTATTCAAGGTCGGGGAGTCGGCCCGGGCGGCCGGGGACTGGATCACCGGGACCCTGGTCCCCGGTATCCAGGGGGTCGCGTCGATCTTGTTCTCCGGCGACTATCAGGGCCCCGATTCGCTCTTCGGCCTCGAAGAGGATTCCGCCCTGGTGGACTTCCTACTCAATGTCCGCGACGCCGCTATCGAGGCCGGCACCTGGATCAACAATACGCTCATCCCGTCGGTGCAGGGGATCGCGGAAATCATCTTCACCGGGGAGACGGACAAGCCCCTGTTCGGGCTCGATCCGAATTCGCCGCTGACCGGGTTCCTGGAGGGCTTGCGTGACGCCGTCGTGAAAGTCGGTGACGCGCTGCTGACCGCTACCTCTTGGGGTATTGAGCACAAGGGGCTCTTGTCTACCTTGGCTGTCACTATCGGGACCGTCGTCGTCGCATTCACGGCACTAAACACCGTCACGAAGACAATGGCGGCAATCCAGACGGCCGGCAGCATCGTAGCGTGGGTGACTGGACTCCAGTCCATGAAGAGCGCTGTGAATGCCGCGAAGACCGCCCAGGCGGCCTTCAACGTGGTCATGAACGCCAACCCAATATTCCTGATCGTGACCGCAATTGCCGCGCTCGTGGCCGGACTGGCCTGGTTCTTCACGCAGACTGAGACGGGCAAGAGGGCATGGGCCGCGATCACGGCCGAGTTCCAGAAGTTCCTGGACTGGATTGCCCCATACTGGGACGCGACACTGAATGCCCTGAGCGCCGCCTGGAGCGTCGTGTGGGGGGCGGTGAGCGGGTTCTTCACCTCCTATGTGGTGCCCGTGATTACGGGCGCTGTGGGCATCCTAGGGGGCATCTGGAACGGGCTCGTGGATATCGTTGCTGGCGTATGGTCGGGTATCCAGTCCGCGGTGCAGACGGTGGCTGACTGGTTTACGTCCTACGTCGTACCGGTTTTCGAGGCCGTGTGGACCGGAATCAAAGTCGGTATCTGGGCGCTGTCAATTCCATTCGTCATTGTGTGGGCGCTTATCCGCGCGGCTGTTTTGGTCGTCGTGGATTGGTTTAACGCCTACGTGGCCCCCACTCTGTCGGATGTCTGGTCAGGAATCGTGACCGGGGCGCAGTGGCTATGGACTGGGGTGAAGGCCGTCTGGGACGGCCTCATGTCCGCCGTCGGCGTCGTCGTCGACTGGTTCAACGCGTACGTGATGCCGGTCTTGTCCGCAGTCTGGGAGGGAATCAAGCTCAGGGCGCAGTTCCTGTGGACTGGCATGCAGGTAATCTGGTCCGGCATCCAACTGGCCGCACAGGTCGTTGTGGCCTGGTTCCAGGCGTATGTGGTTCCAGTCCTGTCAGCTGTTTGGACTGGGATTCAAATGGGTGCGCAGTTCCTCTGGAATGGCGTCGTCACCATATGGAACGGCATTCAATCGGCGGTCCAGACGGTGGTCGGCTGGTTCCAGACCTATGTGCAGCCGGTCCTATCGGCCGTATGGGACGGTATCAAGGCCGGGGCGAACACTCTATGGACTGGGCTGACGACGATCTGGAATGGGATCAAGTCGGTAATCAACACGGTCGTTTCATGGTTCAGTGACACGGTTAAACCGATTTTCGACACGGTCACAAGCAACATTAAGACTGCGTTCGACAATATGAAGTCAGGCATTCAGACTGTCTGGGATGGCGTGAAATCTGTCGCCGCAAAACCCATTAATTTCATCATCAATACGGTTTACCGGGATGGAATTAAGAAAACGGCCGACAGTATTGCCGACAAACTGGGGCTCTCACTGAGACTCCCGGACGTCAGCCCGATCCCTGGGTACGCGAGCGGTGGCGTCCTCCCCGGATACAGTCCAGGGAGGGATATCTACCACTTCTACTCGCCTGACGGTGGTGGCGCTATCGCTCTCTCCGGCGGTGAGGCGATTATGCGGCCCGAGTGGGTGCGCGCCGTCGGCGGCCCCGCTGCGGTCCACCGGATGAACGCCGCCGCCAGGGGGTCCAGTGGCGGGCACATCCCCGGCGGCGACCAGGGAGCGCGATTCGCCGCATTCGCGGACGGCGGTATCTGGGACAAGATCAAGGGCACCGTCAGCGCCGGAGTCCAGAGCGCGAGCGACTGGATCTCCAGCGCCGCGGACGCCGCCTCCTCGATCATCTCCGACCCGCTCGGAGCGGTCGAGAACTTGATCTCCGCGCCCGTGAAGCTCCTCATGAAGGGGCTGCCCGGTTCGGGGTTCTTCCACGATTTCGCGGCCGCTATGCCACAGAAGTGGATCGACGGATTCGGGGAGTGGCTGAAGGGGAAGACGGCCACCATGGCCGCCAGCGACATCGTGAATGCGGCGCGCATGGCGATCGGCGCGACCTACGTGTGGGGTGGGTCCTCGATCCCGCCCGGCGTCGACTGCTCGGGTCTCGTGTACTGGGCGGCCCACCAGATGGGCTCCCAGATTCCGCGTCTGACGGCGGCCGGCTATCAGGCGGGCTCTACGCCCGGCGGGTCACTGAATACTCCCGGGACCCTGTTGTTCTGGGGGTATCCGGCGCACCACATCGCCATCGCCTCCGGTAACGGAATGATGGTCGAGGCCCCGACATTCGGCATCCCGGTGCGGGAAACTCCGATCTACGGCAGCCCGTCGACCGGCCTCTACAAGTTCGATTCCGGCGGCCTTTTGCAGCCGGGGTTGACAACCGTGCTGAATGCTACGGGGAAGCCTGAGCCGGTTTTCACGGGCGGCCAGTGGGACAAGATCGACGACCTCCTATCCAAGGGGAATTCCGGTGTGCCGGAGGTTCTCGAGGTGAGGGATGTCGACGGCGTCCTGATCGGCCGGATGCAGGTGGAGGCCGGGCGCGCGGTCGATCGCGTCGCGTCGGACCTGTCCGGCCGTCGCATCCGCTAACCGGGCGGGGATCGCTGATGTGGCGATCCCCGCCCCCTATTCCGAGAGGTGACTATGGGGTACACTAAAATCCGGACCAACCTCTGTGAGAATGGGTCGTTTACCAAGGACCTACATTGGTGGTGGGGTTGGAAATCGGAGCTCTCCGTTGAGAATGGGCGCCTGAAAATCAAGGCTCTTGACGCCGCGGGCTACGACAAGATGGCGCTCAGTGAGAAGATTAATCTCGGCGGACCCGCGGCATCGGAACAGAAATGGGTATCGGTCGCCGCGGATTTCGACACGTCCCCCATGGGAGCGACCCTTCAGAGTGTCGCCATGCTCGCGGTACGTTTCTACACCCCGGGTGGGCGGACGGTCCGTTACGCGAACATGTTGGAGAAAGTCACGCCCGTTGGCAGGGCCGGGATCATCCTGTCCATACCAGGGGACGCCACCGCATTCGACGTCTACGTCGGCGTTAAGTCACCCGGTAATCCGGTTGGCACGATTTACGTCGACAACGTGCTCTGTTCCATGGGGGCGACGCGCGAAGACGTATCCGATTTGTCGTATTTTGACGGCGACACCCCATCCTACGAAGAGGGACACTCCGGAGTCGGCTGGGTCTATGAGTGGGCTGGGGAGAAATACAAATCCCAATCCAGGGGGATTTATGGCGTCCTGCCTGGCAAGGATATCGCCATCGAGGATATCAGCGCTCAGGAGGGGCACCCGGCTGTTTCCCTGGCTGTCCACGGTGACGGCACCGGTTACAGTGTGACGCGGACAGTCCGCGGGTTTACGACACTGATCCGCGGCGGTGGCGATATCCGCATCGCCAATCTTGATTACCTCGAAGACCACGAAATCCCCTTAGGGGAGACGGTCACCTACACGCTGACCAATGAGGTCGCAGAGCAGTCGTGGTCATCGACCATCCGCCTGGACTCGCCGTCGGCGTGGCTGTCCGACCCGCTGGATTGGACGTCTGCGATCGAGCTGGACATGGGCGACCAGGGGCGTGAGGACATCCCCCTACTGACGGCGGGCTCACTGTCCGGCCACAAGTGGGGCGTTGGCGGGAAAACTGTCCTGCCCCTGGGGGCGCGGCTGCCGGTCCAGCTCGGGGCCGCCAGGAGCGCCCCTGAGTCCCTGAAGGCGATCATTACGACCTGGAACCAGCAGCAAGCTGACCGGGTCGCGGCCCTGGTGGAGCAAGCAGGAGTGCTCCTGCTGCGCGTCCCTCATGACCCGCAGCGGGCGACCCTGTGGGGCGGGTACGTGCCCGCCGACGTCGGCGTGGAGTGGGTGGCCGAGGGGATCACGCGCTGGGACCTGTCCGGGGGTGTGGTCGCGCCCCCATCGCTGCCGGTCGTTGTCGTCAGGGCGACCTACGACCGCACCAAGGAGCTCGCGAACGGGGCGACCTACGACGGCATCCGGTCCCGCCTGGGGACCAAGACATACGCGGACATCAAGCGCCGTCCGCTACAGATTGGAGGCTGACATGCTCCCAATGACTGACGCCGCCCGCCAGTCGATCACCGGCACCCGCTCCCGCGAGTCGGTACAGGTGGACGCCTACCTCGGTGATGACCTGGTGCGGGCTGGCCTGCGCGTGGAGTCCTGGTCCCTGACCTGGGACGCGTCCCGCGCCGTCCAGTGCTCCGGCACAGTCAAAATCATTGACGAGGACGGGACGCTCCAGCCGTGGGTGCTGGGCGACGTCCTGGGGCCGGGGGCTCGCCTACGCCTCACCTGGATCGCCGAGGACGGCAGCCGTATCCCCCGCGCCGTCGTGGTTGTCACCAAGCCGGAGCCGGAACAATTTTGGCAGCTCACCCGCGCTGGGGGTGTGGAGCGGTGGCTGACGACCGGCGGTGTCGTCACCTGCGCCGTGGAGGACACGTCGATCCTCCTCCAGCGCGACAAGCTCCAGGCCAAGACTGCGGGCGATGAGCGCTCCGACGTCGTCAAGGAAATCCGTCGCCTCCTGGCCGGGACGGTCCCGCTCGTGGACGACTCCAAGAACCTCACACAGGCGCGCGTCGCGGCCGGAACAATTTACGAGAAGGAGAGGCTCGACGCGGTTGATGATCTTTTGTCCCACGGGGGTCTGGCGCGCCGCACGGACGGTGAGGGCACCATGCACCTCATCGACCCGAAAAAGAGTGCGGACGTCCCTGTCTGGAAGATTCAGGGCGGGGATTTCATGGCCGCCCTGGTGTCCCTGTCCCGGTCGATGGACCTGGGCACCGTCTACAACTCCGTCGTGGCTACCAGCCAGGGCGGGAAAGGCGAGTATGTCGGGCGCGCCTACCTCGACCGGGGCATCGCGAAATGGGGCGGGCCGCTCGGCAACAGCACCGAGTTCTACAGCAGCCCGCTGATCGACTCCACCCTAGCGGCCGAGCGCGCCGCAGCTACCCGCCTCGCCAATCAGACCGGCCCCAAGACCACGCGCCTCAAGGTGCAGTGTCTCCCGCACCCGGGCTTGGAGCTCTACGACTGGGTGACGGTCGCCGTCCCTACTCGCAGTGGTCGCGCCATCGACGTCACCGGGCAGGTCATGTCCATGACGCTCGGTGGGGACGCGATGGGCGGTGTCACTGCCTCCACCCTGGAGGTCGACGTCGACGCCAATGAGATGCGCTCCGTGATCCTCGGGGACAAGCAGTCATGAGCCTGGCGGAGCTGATCGCCGACGTCGGTCGGCAGGGCGGGGCCAGCATCGTGACCGGCACTGTGGGGTGGGCGCAGGGGCGCCCGGCGGTGACGATCGAGGGGGTGCAGGTCCCCGCGACCTGGCTCGACCCCGTCAGCGTCAACTACGGGGACAACGTGGCCGTGGCCCTCACTCGGGGTGAGGCGGGCCAGTCGTCGGCGATCGTCCTCGGCCGAGTGACAGATACCCCCCGCCCGACGACAGGCACGGTCGTCAGCATCGGCAGCGGCCAGGTCGTCGTCCGCACCGCTTTCGGCACCGTGTCCGCGACGCACTCGTGGAGTCCTCCGTCGGTCGGGCAGGTCGTCTCCTTGCTGTGGCAAGACGGGCGCCCGACCACGGTCGGCCCAGTCGCCTACAGCGCCCCGGACGCGCCCGCTGCGGGGCCGCCTCCCGCGCCTGCGCAGCAGCTCGGCCAGGTCGACGGCGTCGCGGTGATCCGGCCGGTCTACTCCGCGTCCTGGAGTGCGCGCCGCTCTGACGGCCGCCCGTGGACTGAGCGCATCGTCGCAGGCGGGAAATTCGCGTCGGTCGCGGCGTGGGGGTACGGCGGACAATTCGCAGCCCTGAAGGCGATCCAGGGGCTCCGCATCGTGGAGGCTAGCCTGCATTTCGGGGAGCGGACCGCCGACGGCGGGAACACAGTCGTCACCGTACAGGGCCGCTGCCACACGGCCGGGAGCCTGGGGCAGCAGCCGACGGCGACCGGGCCGTCACTCTCCGTAGCGCTCGCTAAGTGGTCGCCAGGCGGCCAGGACGTCACCCTCCCAGCGGATGTGGCCCAATGGCTCGTCGCCAATGGGGGCGGGCTCCTATGGACCGGAGGAAATGTCGAGGGCGGTGTCACAGATATTGGCACCGACCCGGATAGCGGCCGAATCACTATCAGATGGACAACGCTCCCGCTCCCGCCGAAAGTACAAGGAGTATAGATGGCAACCACTCTTATGAACCGGGTTCGTGTTCCGGAAGGAACAGATCCGTTCAATGCCCAGGGCGACATGGACGCTCTGGCCCGGTCGGTGCGGACCATTATCCGGGCGCAGGACTGGCAGGATGCCTACGACAAAGCGAACCAAGCGAAATGGGATTTGGGTTGGAATCCATCGCCATCCAACCCTGATTTCTACTGGGTGGAGAACCCAGGTTGTCTGGTCCGCTACGACGGCACCCGCTGGGACGGCACGTCCGGCCTCTACATGGAGACAACACAGCAGGGCGACGCGGGAATCGAGTATACGGCGCCCGGCCCGAACGAGGTCATGCTGCTTAAACACGGGCGCGTTTCTTCAAACACGACCATTCAATTCGGGAACGGTTACATGCCGACCATGGTGTTCAATACGCCTTTCCCGAAGGCGTGTCTGACCGTGACTGTGACGCCAATCTATAATTCCGGCGGCCCGTACGGGTTCACGAACAACCGCATGCCCATGATCGACTATGTGTCCAATCGCGGCTTCCGCGCCATATACCCTGGCGAGACGTCTTCCACGAACCATTCGCTCATGTGGCATGCCATTGGCTACTGACCATTTCCTGTCCCCGCATCAATCCTGGTGGCGGGGATTTCCCATACCAATTCATGGAAAGGAATCGCATGTCTGTACAATCCGTGGCGGCCGCTCAGGCGCGCTACTGGGCTGATGCCGGGCCTGGGAAGCCGCTCGGTGGCACGCACGGCGTCGGCTACTCCCAGCCTAAGCGGCGGACCGTCTACGAGCGCAGCGATGAGGCAGGGTGGCTTATCGCTGCCGCCGACGCCGACTGCTCCAGCCTGACCTGCGGGGCGATCAATTTTGGTCTCCACGCCACGTATGGGGTGCCCTGGGGTCACGCCGCCCTCCTGGAGATAAACGATTTCTGGACCGGGAACCTCCGCGCGGGCCTCGAAGCCCGGGGCTTCCCTGAGGTCCCGTGGGATGACGCGGACCTCTACCCTGCTGGCGGGCTCCAGGTCGGCGATATTCTGCTGTCTGCCGCAAACGAGGGTGGTCGTGGGCATGTCGTTGTCGTGGTCGCCGACGGCTATGTTTCTGAGGCGTGGATCAACTCCGCGGGCGGGGACGGCTGGGATGAGCCGGGCGAGCCTGTCGGCGACCAGACTGGCGGGGAGACCCGCACTGTCGCCTACGTGGGGCACCCGGACACGGTCAATGGCCGTTGGACGTCCTGCCACCGCTTCGACGAGGCCCGTTTCCTGGCCCAGTGGCCGGAGTTTGCGGGCGCGAGCGCCCCGGCACCGGCTCCTGCGCCCGCGCCTGCCGCGCCGTCGACGTCGAGCGAGCCGACTCATGCGCACGGGATCGACGTGTCCAGTCATCAGGCCGGCATCGACCTAGCGGCAGTCCCCAGCGACTTCGTCATCGTCAAGGCAACCGAGGATGATGACTACACCAGTCCCGTCATGCACACGCAGGCGGTTAGCGCCCTCGATGCTGGGAAGCGCGTTGGCTTCTACCACTTCGCCCGTCCTGGCGATGCGGGCGCCCAGGCGCGCTATTTCGTGAGCGCCGTCAGCTCCTATGTCGGGCGCGCGACACTGTGGCTGGACTGGGAGGCCGATGCCATCGCGCAGGGGCCTGGATGGGCTCTGGCGTGGCTCGACACGGTCGCCTCGCTGACCGGCCTCACCCCGGGCGTCTACATGAACGGCTCCGCCGCCGCCGGCTACGACTGGTCTGCCGTCGCCGCCAAGTACCCGCTCTGGTATGCGGGCGGCCCGGACTACAGCGACTACGGGATGGCTTACTCAGACCCCGCAGTCCCGTCCGTGCCCTACTGGGATGCACCGCTCATCCACCAGTACACGGAGGATGGCCGCCTGCCTGGGTACGGCGGCAGCCTCGACCTGAACCGGCTGCGCGACCGCGCGGCCTGGGACGCCATGGCGGGGACCGCCCCCGCCGCCACCACCACTACAGAAGAGGATGACGACATGAAAATGATCGGTCTCGACTTCGGCACTAGCAAGGGCTATGCCCTTCTGGTGCCTGGCCTCGGAGCTTTCGGCCTGACCCAGGCCCAGGCGGACGCCTGGTACCGGGCGGGGGTGCGCACCACCTGGGTCACCGGAGAGGACTTCAACAGTCTCGTTGCTGACTCCTGGGCACACTTCAACGCCTGCTTCGGCGGGCTCGCCGGCAAGAAGGACATCGAGGCCGCCACCGCCGAGGTCCTGGCCGCCGTCAAGGCCAACGCCACCCCCAAGACCGAGGAGGCGGCCGCATGAGCAAGCACCTCGCCACCCAGATCAATCACCCGTCGCGCGCGGTCATCCGCACCATTTTCCAGGCCCTCGTGGGCCTGTGCGCGCTCGCCCCGGTGGTCTACACGGCCGCGTCGCAGCACGACCCTGCCGTCGCTACCGGGGCCGCCGCGGGCGTCCTCGCCGTCACCGGTGCGGTCACCCGCATCATGGCTCTGCCTGGCGTCGACGCCTGGCTGCGCGCCTACGTGCCGTGGCTGGCCGCCGCCCCGGCTGAGCAGCGGCCCGCTGCCAGCGAGCCTGAGGCGTCCTGATGGGCCTGGGCCGCCGCATCTGGGGGACCCTCCATGAGCCCCGTATCGTCACTTCCCTGATGGTGGCGACGTATGGGGTCGTGGCGGCCGCCATGGCCCTCATCCTCGCCAGTCCCAGCATCCAGCCCTGGGACGTCACCCTGGGCTGCGCCGTCACCATCATCGGGTGCCTGCTAGGCGCCCCGGCGGCGTGGCGGGGATGGTGGGGAGTCGAGGGGCCAGCGGCGGCCCTCACCGCCCTCGGCCTCCTCACCGTCGCCGTAGAGGACGCCATCCGCGCGCTCACCACCGACCGGTGGCCGGGATGGCCGCTCCTCATCATCGTCGCTCTCCTCCTCATGATCGCCCAGCGGATGGCCCGCACCTGGGGCCGCACCTGGGAGCCCGGCCGCGAGCCGGACACCCCGCTCCGTCGGGCACAGATCGGCGTGACCGTCGCGAAAGCCCGCGAGGCTGACGCCGCGGCCCGCGCCGCAGAGAGAGGAGACACGGGATGCGAGCAGCCGACCTGATCGCCGTCGTCATCACGAGCGGCCTCGCTGCCACCCTGGTCGGGCAGATCGGGTCCGCCATCCGTGCTCTCTGGCACGCCCGTCAGGGGCGGGAGACGGAGGTGCAGGCCGCCCGTCGAGAGGCCGCCCAGTGGGAGATGGTCGCGCGCCGCACGCGCGCGATCGCCCTCGACCGTGGGGCGCCCCTGAGTGACCTACCCCGCGGCCCCAGGGAGGAACCGATCGGGGACCTCGCAGACGACTGAGAAGCGCCCCCTCGCCATCACGGTGAGGGGGCGCCTTTCGTCGTCTCTGATGGCCGTTTACGGCGTGATTCCGGGGGATTCTCGGTGTCGCGGGAAAATGGCTAGTTGATGGCTAGTTTCGGGATGGCTGGTCGGCGGTTTGGTGAGTGTTTTCAGGGGGGCACTCTTGGGCTGCCCCCTGCTTTGGGAGCAGGGGGCCGCGGGTTCAAATCCCGCCAGCCCGACCGGGAAACCGCAGAATCAAGCCAAAACACAGGATACCTGCCTACATCCTCATATGCTACCCTAGGCTACAGATGGCTAGCCAGATGGCTAGTCGCTGACCAGAAAGGGCTAGCCAATGGCATACGGTGAAGGCACCGTCTACCAGCGTAAAGACGGCAAATGGGTCGCCAGCGTAGAAGCCGGCTACACGCCATCCGGCGGCCGACGCCGCATCACCCGAGCGCGAGCCACCGAGGCCGAGGCCAAGCGCGCCCTGCGCACCATCCGACGGCAGGTCCTCGCCGAGCAGCAGTCCACCGCCGTCAGCCCGCGCACCACCCTGAAGGGCTGGATCGACACCTGGGCGCCCGACTACAAGCGGACCGCCCGCCCCCGCACCTACTCGAATGACATCGCCCTCCTCGGCAAGTGGATCATCCCCACCATCGGGCACCGACGCCTCGTCGACCTCACCGTCACCGACCTACGCAAAATGGAAGCCGCCATGAGGCGCGACGGGAAGTCGTCGACGTCGATCCGCTACGTCCGGCTGATCCTCCACCGCGTCCTCAAGGCCGCGATAGTCGAGGGCCACCGCATCCCCGACTCCGTCATGCTCGCCCCCAAGCCCAAGGCCGCCACCTCCAAGCGGCAGGCCATCCCCGCCGCCGACGCCGCCACCCTCCTCAAGGCCGCCACCGAGAAGGACATCTGGCTACCGCTCCCTGACTCGACCAGCGGACCAACCCAACGCGCCCGCTACCTCGCCAGCGTGCAGGACGCCTCCCGGTGGGTCGCCGCCCTCCTCCAGGGGATGAGGCAGGGGGAGTGTCTCGGCCTCACCTGGGACCGCGTCGACCTCGACGCCGGCACCCTCACCGTAGACCGCCAGCTAGTCGAGATGACCGCCGCCGAGGACGTCACCGGCACCGACGGCGTCACCTATGAGCACCTGATGGACGGCTACTACTGGGGGCCAGTCAAAACCGCGGCGGGCTCCCGTGTCCTGCCGCTCGTGCCGTGGATGGCAGCGGCCCTGAGCGCCTGGCGCGACCAGTGCCCCACCTCCCCCTACGGGCTCGTGTGGCCCCGCCCCGACGGCGGCCCATGGTCAAAAAAGGACGACCGGCTGGCGTGGCGCGCCCTCCAGGACGTGGCCGGCGTCCACAAGGACGACGGCGGGTACTATCTCGTGCATGAGGCCCGCCACTCGACGGCGACGCTCCTCATGGCCGCCGGCGTCCCGGCCACCGTCGTCATCGCCATCATGGGACACACCGCTATCACGACCTCCATGGGCTACCAGCACGCCGACCTGGACCAGGCCCGCCAAGCCCTCGAGGCCGTCGCGCCCCGCCTCGGTCTCACCTCCACACCCACCCCCTAGAAAGGCCTCACCCATGTCACTCATCTACGCCGCCCAGATCAAGACCGACGATGGTAGGATCGGCGTCTACCCCGATGGCTCGCTCAACCTCCCCAAGCGACTCACCGCCGTCCCCGCTGTCGACGTCGTCAGCATCACTGTCGAGGACGGGCAGGAGGCCAGCAAGCGGGTCACTGCCGCTCGTGTCGCCGCCGTCGGAGTCTTCGCTCTCGCCATCAAGAAGAAGGTCGACGCCACCAAGTACATCGTCATCGAGACCACTGAGGACGCCTACGTCTACGAGATCAGCGCCAAGCGCTACCGGGAGGCGCGAGCGTTCGAGGCGAGGGCGATGGCTATCGTCCGCAAGGGCAAGACCGCCGCCGAGAGAGCCGCCGACGTCGAAGAGGACGAGGCGACACCGACACCTAAGGTCGGCTTGGGAGTCACCCCGACCCCGCCGGCCGGGCAGCCTGACACCCGTAGGTGGTGGCAGAAGTCCACCGGCGAACTCATCAACGAGCGCCGCGCCCGCAAGGGTAAAGCACCGATCGATTTCAGCGCCGTGTGACCGCCCTAGCCGGCTAGACGCCCTCCCGCCAACACTGAGGCCCCCACCGTCATGGTGGGGGCCTCGTCGTGCCTTCAGGAGGCTACGCCATCGCTAAAGATCGATTTCGGCGGGGGGGGGTGCGTCCTTAGCTAGACGCTTCTCGGCACACTCAACGATCTCCACGACACTGACACCGAGGGCGCTGGTGATCTCCACGAGCGCCTCGATGCTGATGAGGCGGCGGGCATTGAAGAGGAGGAGGAGGGTGGACTTGGAGAGGCTGACGCGCTCGGTGAGGGAGTCGAAGGTGATCTCCTGGGCTACGCGCTCGGCCCTGAGTTCGGCTGCTACCGCCCCATTGAGCCCGGCGGCTGGGTCTTTGGCGATGTTGACCATGACTCAAGTGTTACATATGAACACTAAGGTCACCATCTGACAACTGCTTTCCCAGAGAACTGCCAGCATGTTGCATGGTCGCCATATGGCGACCTATAGTGTTCATATGGACACCAAGCCGATGACCGCCCGCCTCGCGGAGGTCCTAAATCGCCAACTTGCGGCTTCCAACCTCTCGGTTTCCGAGACCAGCCGAAAGACAGGCATCCCCTATCCAACCCTCTACCGCCGCCTAAACAACGCAGGCCGCGGACTCACCGTCGACGAGACCGAGCGCCTCGCACGCACCCTCGACACAACCCCGGTTGACCTGCTCAAACAGGCCTCCAAGTAGCCCCCAAACCATACCCCATTTTCTCTAGGAGATCCCATGTGTAATCCCAGCACGCAGCGTCCCATCTCAGAGGCCATGCCCCTCGTAAATGCCCTCATCGCCGAGGTCGAGCGTGACTGCATCAACATCGAGCACCTCACCATCATCCCCCTCCCCGAAGGCCGCTTCGACATCGCCATCTACGCCTACGACGGCGGAGAGCAGGCCCTCACTGATCGCCTCGGCCTCATCGACCAGACCCACTACCACGACCTGGACGGCCACACCAAGGCAGCCACGCGCCGCACCGTCGGAAGCTGGAGCGTCCACTCCAGTCGCCGACTCCCCGCCGCTGAGGAAGTGGCGGCGTGACCACCATCGTCCTCGCTGCCGCTGCCGTGGCCGCCATCCTCACCGAGGCCGCGCTCACCACCGCGCTCGGACACCACACGGGAGTCCTCCTCCTCGCCATCACCCTCACCGCCACCCTCGCAGCCCACACCATCCGCACCGAAAAGGAGAACCGCCGATGACCGTTCCCATCGCCTACAACCTCCAGCGCGCGAGCGAACTCACCGGCCTCTCCGTTGACTTCCTCCGCCGCGCCATCAAAGCCACCGACCCCGACCTTCACCTCCCCGCGCGCCTCGCCGGCAGCCGCTACATCATCCTCGCCTCCGACCTGGAGGAATGGATGCGCAACCGCCCCGAAGCCTGACCCAACCCTCCCCGGAAAGGACCCACCCCATGACCACCACCCTGACCACGCTCACGCCCCTCAAGGGCGGTGAGTACACCTTCCGCTGGCAGATGCTCACCGCCGTACCCGTCATCCACCAGAAATGCGAAGCCATCGCCGACCTCATGGACCTCCTCAGGACACTCGGCATGGTCCTCGTCAGCGAGCCGCGCGCCACCGTCAAACACGGCATCATGCCCGTCCTCACGCTCAACTTCCGAGCCCGCTACGCCGACGACACCGAAGCCCAGCAACTCCAGCAGCCCACCCACCCCACCCACAAGGAAGCGACCGCAGCATGACCACCGCCAGCACCATCCACCCCCGCGAGCGCGGCTCAGTCCGCGCCAACGACCCCAACACCAGCCAGTGGGCCGCCGACAGCATCCAGGACGCCACCACATCGCAGGACTTCGTTCTCATGGTCCTCCGCGACTTCACCCGCCCCGGCCCGTTCACACTCGCCTCCGTCGTCGCCCACACCACCGGCGTCCTCTCCCCCTCACGCGCCCGCACCGCCGTGCGCGAGCTCCAGGACAAGGGCCTCATCGAGGAGACCGGCGAGTACACGCTCACCCCCTCCGGCCGCCGCGCCCGCCTCCTCACCCTCACCAAGCAGGGGAGGGCCGCCGCATGAGTGAACCGACACAGACGGTTACCCCGCGCGAGCGCGTCCTGGCCTACCTACGCCGGCCGTTCAGGACGTGTTGCGGCACCCAGGTCTTCTTCTTCACGGCCCGCGACGTCGAGTGCGACACCAGCGAGCACCTGACACCCGAGCAGGTCCAGGGCGCCCTCAAGGACCTTGGTCGTGAGCGCCTCATCGAGGATGCCACCCGGTACGGCTTCGAGCCAGGCTCGGGATTCCTCGCCTACCGCGGGGAGGCCCAGTCATGACCGACCTGACCATGGAGCAGCGCCGCACCGACTTCGAGGACATGCTCAAGCGGGCGAATCGAATCCAGCGCGCCGGGAGATTTCACCGGCCCGCCTCCCCTGAGTCGCCAGTATTGATGCTGGCGGTCATCACGGAGGACGTCGCCGCTCTCTCCCGCGACTGGGTGGAATGCGCCCACCGCGCACTCACCGGCGCGGCGTTAACCCAGACGGGCATGCGGGCCCAGATGAAGGCTCTCGCCGTCGCCGCGCGCTGCCTCCAGGCCCTCAACGAATGCGAGGCTGCCCCCGACCGTCACGACCTCCTCGGCTGGCTCACGTCTCGTGCCATGTTCTGGTTCACGGAGGATGAGGAGGAGTGGCTGGACCTGGGGCTCTCCCCCCATGACCGAGTGCAATCACTCATTGGGGCTCTTGGCAGGGTCGCCGTATTCTGGCCCGCCGCCCCGTGCGTCATCAACCAGCTCGGCGAGGACGAGGGCACTCACATCCAGTTCGACACGCTGGTCCGCCTCACCTTCGAAGCAGTCTGTGCGGCGCTGGCTGCCGGGCGCGGCCTCTGGCAGGAGGAGGAATCGTGAGCGCCCCCTACTACCAGGACGACCAGGTCACCCTCTACCACGGCGACTGCCGCGAGATCACCGAGTGGCTGATGGCCGACGTCCTCGTAACTGATCCGCCCTACGGGATGGCATTCCAATCCGGGCAGCGTAAGGGCCCGAAGCTAGCCCGGATCGCTGGCGACGAGGACACGTCCGTTCGCGACACCGTCGCCACTCTGTGGGGCCCCGACCGGCCGGCGCTCATGTTCGGCCGCTGGTCCGTGCCCGCCCCCGCCGGGGA